GTGCTATCTACTCAACAAAGTTTTATTAAAATCCCTGTATAATTTCCAATCTTGAATCCGCCCATTAGGATTAAACGCCATTTTTGAACAAAAATCAACATCCCACCAATCTTTTATAGTGACATCTTTAATACATTGGCCTAAACCAATTTTCTATTCAGACTCCTTTTCTTGACTAGATTTAGATATAATAACTTATTACAACAAAGGAGCGGCAGAATCTTAGACCCATGTACAAACGTCATCTCCAGATGCTATAGTAAAACAATCTTCATTCAACCAAGGCGACTAAATACCAGATTGTTCCATATACCACCATGTATAACATAAAGAGCGGAGAGTATTTCCTAATGTAGTTTTGGTTGGATGTCCGCTAAAAGTAGTACCTTTAATCTTATAATAAACATAGTCTTATTATGGGTAATTTGAATAACGACCAAAATCTCTTAGCCATAACTGCAAAATATCTCTAGGCCATGCTTTTCCTCCTACTCCGGGTATATTTTAAAATAATAACAAATCATTTCTACATGCATTCTAAACCACGTTGTCAGCCCAAAATTCCGGTATTATGCCATTCAAATATGAAACATTCTATTCTGCATTAGTGAATATGTCAAATAAAAATGGTCGCATCATTTTCCAAAAGTATACGTCAACCACATTTTATAATTCGGCAAATTGAGAAGAGTCATAAGCAGATCCGTCCATGGATATGCATTTATAACTGGTTTTGACGTGTTTTTACAATAATTCTTCTAGTTAACTTTTCTAATAACCTTAAATAAAACCGGGTATACATTTTTTCAATGGGCTCCAAAATAACGACTGAACTGCTGTTAACAACCCACAACCTTAATCACTAGGAGCGCATATATTTCTTGATCTGCTTGATTAATTAATCAAATATCCATATTCATCCAACTCTAGTTTGGTGGTTGTTTAAACTTCGCCACTTTTAATCAACTGCATAAAAGTGCCAATTAAATCAGTGCTCCCATCTCTGAATTATTTCATTATTTAATTTGCATATTTAGAACGTTTAGCTGGTGTCCAATCTGAACGCTCCAAGGCCCATTTCACTGGGTCAAATATTTGTGTACTATCGAAATTCTTAGACATTTCAACTGTCAACCAAAGAAAGAAACGTTTAGTCATTGCACCAAATGATCTTAAATCAACTTGATCGATTTCTAATCTCCCTGACAGTTAACGCCCAAAAGTTCCGTAAATAGCATTTTGTACGCATTTTGAACTCCACTCAAATTCCAACAAATTAGATTGACCAAAAATTATGTCATAACCGGATTTAGAAACGCTCACTCCATCTTCTAATTGGCACAATCCATTTTTAGTACCTCTAACAGGATAAGGATGACGTTTCACCCATGCCAAAATCAATTGAACTAAATAAATCCAATCTAATCGATCTTTGTCATCAAAAACTTGTATATTAGGCAATCGAATAATTCCTTCGGGTATTTTTTAAGCAAAA